GGCCGAGATAGTAGGCTAACTCAGGGCCAGTATCCGATTCGCGGATCGTTTCAGCCATCACATCAGTAATCCGAAGCTGCGGGTTGTACGCTACTTGGTCAAAGTCATCGTACTTGCCACGAATTTCGTCTTCCTTATCGTGATAGGCCTCAATAATCTCAGCTTGACGCTTGGCAGCTTCCCGTTGCTGGACTAGCTCTTGAGCGCGGCGTTCAGCCAATGCTTCCGCATAGGCTTCGGTCGAGTCAAACTGGTCCGCTGGCGGCACTTCTGCCGGAACTCTAGGCGGCGGTTGCTTGGCCTGTTGTTCGCGTTCCCACTTACGTTGCTCTCTCGCAAGGCGTTTGCCAATCATTGCGTCCAACTCGGCCTGGGTGAATCTCTTCTCCTCTGGCTGCTGTTCGCTTTGTTCAGCTACTTCCGGCGCATTTTGTGCCCGCTCCTCAGTGGCCGTCACTTCGGGGGCTTGCGCGGAGTCAACTTCCGCTAAGGTCTGGACTTCATCAGTCATGGTTTGAATCCTAAGATTCCCTGGTCAACCGGGCCAGTACGGTTTAATTATTGCACAATTAGCTGAAAAATTGTCAACCAATGGGATTCCAACCTGTGTTATCTGGGTCATCCAATAGCTTCCAGTAGTAAGACCAGTCGCCTGTGTGCATTGCTTCAAGTAATGCTGCTTCAATGTATTTATCCATATTTAAATACCTATTTTATTTTTTTAAATAAAAAACAATAGAAACTGCTACGGCTGGAAATACTAAATCCAAAATGCTATCTAGGTTCCACTTACGCAGATCAAACGCTTCAAAATCACCACGCTGGTAAAAGTCTTGTTGTTGGGCGTGTTCTCTACCAAGAAAAAAGGCAGCACCAAAACAAGCCCCAGCAAGCCAGTTATCCGTCAGCAACCCAAGGGCTAGTTGCATTAGAAGCGCATAACCAGCGTGTTCAAAGTTAGTTCGATTCATGGATAAGTTTCCAATAAATTGACCAATCGCCTGTGTGCATTGCTTCAAGAAGTGCGGCTTCATATTCTTGTGGTGTCATAGGGCGTTGCCATAATTTAATCCTTTGCTCAAAATTTGTTTTGTTTATCCAATGGGATTCCAACTTGTGTTATCTGGGTCATCCATATCTATACTCCTATTTCTAATCTTTACGGAATTGCTTTAATAAACACCAAGTTCAACCCGCCAACCAAAATTTAAATCCGAGGACGCATACGCAGATGAAATGTTTATTTGGAAAGTTGTTGCTCCTACAGATGAAACCCAGAATGACCTTGACGTTCCTCCAACCTCAATGTTGCTTAATGGAGTAACTTGAATTTCACCACCAGTAGGAGTACGTCGCATATTGTGTGTAACAGTTATTGATGTAGTTGTTGCTGCTATTGTTGCTGTGCCTTGATCAGTAGATTTAGAACCTTTTTGATGAGTACAAGAGTATCTGTTTGTACCTTCTCCTGTAGATGCCATGCTCATCCAGTAACTTGTACTGGAATCATCAACAAAAAATGTTGGGTTAACAATGGGGGCTGCTTTGTCTGCATCCCAAACTTTGTCTGTAATCACACTATAAAAATAGTGCATTAGCGTTCCGGGGCCAAGACGGATACCTATAAGAGTTGAGGCATCAGTAATTTCTGAATTTTGGTAAGTCAATACAGGCCGTACAAATGAAAAACGGTCTACCTGCCAAAAGTTTGTTGCGTCTGTATTAAGGTCAATCAATGTTACGCCTTCTTCCCACGCTTGCGCCCAGAACGAATAGAACACTTCGCTGTCAGCCCACTGCTTGACTTCAAGACCTTTGTAGTAAACCTGTCTAAGAACTATGTTGTACCAAGTGTTACCAGACACTGCGTTATCCACTACATACGACCCTCCCGTATGTACAGGGGCTGGGGTACTTCCCCCGTCTTTCCCTTCTACATAAATTCCAATCCTACAGGCATCAACATAGATATTGCGGATGGTGTTGAGAATAAAGTTCTTTTTATCCAGCCCTGATTCAGTACTGTCTGGCATCACCTTGATAATGGTTTGCCCATCGTTGCTTCCAGCACCTGTTGACGTAGCATACCCATCAAACCAAAGATTCTCAAACACACAATACTGGTGAGACCGCAACATCAGGGCAGTATGCGACTGAGATGGTGTGGCATGGGCATAGGTGCAGCGCATATCCTTGATGGCGCAGTCCTGAACAGAAGTTAGAGTAATTGTTTCCCACAGGTTTGCCGCTTTCTGAATCAACTGCGTTCCATAACCACTACCAACAATCTGTACAGCAGTCTTTGGCTTCAGTGATGTACCAACAACATAACTTCCGGCCGGAATGAAAACAGCTCCGCCTATTGCTGATACTGCATCAATAGCGGATTGAATTGCAGCCGCATCATCAGTTACTCCATTCCCAACCGCGCCATAATCTAGAACATTTACTGGAGCGCCTGAAACCATCGAATAAGTTACTTTGGTCAAAGCCATGATAAATCCTTGTTAGAAAAAGCCGCCAGGGTAGTAGGCGTTTTGTTGGTGGGCTACATACCAACCAGACAAGTTGCCTTGGTTTACAGATTGGTTTACCAAGTTCCAGGTTGCACCGCCAGTAGCTGCAATGTCTTTGGCGTATAGGTACTGAGCGTTTACTGTGCCGCTGGCCTGTGACAGCGTGGCTTGTGAGCCTGCTGATGATGACTGTAGATAGGTCTGATTAGCGCCAGCCGCAGTAAACACGCCGACTGTTGACGTAACGCCATTTTTTAGTTTTATCGTGCCGTTTGTAATAGTAAACGCTCTGGTAGAACCTTGTGTCAAAGCATCAGCAAATGACCATGTTCCACCAACGCCATCAAATTTAATCGGATTATCAATGGTTTTTCCGGCAGTTGTGATTTGTTGTGTACCTGAAGTAGCAGAAAAAGTAGTTGTATTAGCACTTGCAGTTAAAGTCATTCCACTAGCAATAGTTAAATTACCGTATAAAACAACGGCAAAATCGGTCAAAGTTCCAGTAAAACCTGTAAAGTTAACTGATTTAACAATTCTAGATGTTGTACCAAAACTTACAATATCTGAACCAGCAGAAATGTTAAAAGAAGGAGCTGTTGCTTCCGCAAAAGAGGTAGGACAATTAAAAGATCGTGTTCCGGTACTGCCAGAATAAATAGCGTTAATAACAGGCGTCCCTGTAAAAGTTAAATTAGTGGCGGTAGCTACAGTAAAAACAACCGCGCCACTTCCAGTAAGCGTAATGTTGCCCGTGCCAAACAAAACAGATCGTGTATTGCTATTGTTAGAACTAAATATACCTGTGCTCAACGTCTTGCTGTTCAAATCAAGCGTACCGTTAGTCAATGTAACCGTACGAGTAGAGCCGGTTGTCAAGTTGTCTTGTAGCTGTACTGTATTAGCAGTACCGTTAATTGTAATTGCTCTATCAAAGTTAATAGAATTAGACGTTATTTTTTGTGTTGCAGCAGCAGATGAAAATGTAACAACTCCACCAGCAGCCATTGTCATGCTTGATGTTACTGTTAAATCACCATATAGAACACAACTGACAGCCAACCATGTTCCAGTAAAACCTGTGAAATTTAAGTTTTTAACAGTATTAGCAGATGTAACTGTGAAATTACCTGTACCTGCCGTTACGTTAAAAGAAATTGAATTTGCTTCTGTAACTGTTTGAGGGCTAACTGTTCTTGCAGTTGAAGTTGCGTTAGTACAGTTTACAACCGGTGTTCCAGAAACAGTCATTGATGTAGAACCGGTAAAAATTGTACCAGTGCTGTTCAATGACAAATTATTAGAACCAAAATTAAATGTTCCGGCAAAGCCTGTAAAGTTGATTGTTTGTACTGTTGGGCTAATATCTAATACAGAAGTTCCAGAACCAGAAGAAGCGTCAAAAAAAGCGGCATCAGATGTTGAGGGCACAGATGCACCGCTTCCACCACCCGAAGCAGTTGACCAATTTGTTGTGCTGCTCCAATTTCCGTTACCACCAGTAACCCAATATCTGTTAGCCATGATTACACCGGATAATTGATGTTAATAAATAAATATGCCGAACCGCTAACAATTTGCGAAATTGTGACGTTATTTGTTATACCAGATGCTTGATTATCTTCTAATAAGATATGGTCACTTCCAGAAATTCCGCGTACCGTAATACTTCCTGCTGAACTGGTTATTTGATTCCATGAAACTGCACCAGCGGTTCTAAATTGTGTACTGCTGTTAATGTCAAACGGAAGACCTCTGATATAACAAAGATTAGCGCCAGTTAAACCAGTTGTATTTATGTTTTCCATAGAAATGTTTACAAAAACCATGTTGCCGATTCTTGTATAAAATCCATAAACATTACTTGCAGTTGCAACATTACCACCTGTTGACGCATCTGCAACTTCTGGTGTAAACGTACCTTTTTCATACCAGTCAAAAACAAGCGGGTCTGAACTTCCGGAGTTAGGCATTTTGAAACCACCAAGATAACTAATTGGTGTGTTTTGTAATGGCGTTACTCTAAGTTCTGCAACATAAGTTGCAAAACCATCATCTGTAAGAATAGTTGAAGTTCCAGAAGTTGAAGCCAAACCAAAAATCGTAGTATTGTTTGATCTTGTTGTTAAGTTAATTCCTACTGTTGTATTGTTTTCTAAATAAGATTGATAAATATGAGTTCCGTTACAAGCAATTGTGTACAAAGTAGGATTGCCAATAACAATGCCTGATTTTGACAAAGATACGTCAGGCTGAACAATTCTATTATCACCGCCAAGATATAAAGAAATACCTTCACCATAATTTATAAATTGACAAAGGTTAATTTGGTTAAAATTTGCTCTTTGATTATTTTGACCAATAGTAGAACCCATCCAAATGCCGCTATTATTCGTTCCTTGACTTGCTTCTTGACATCTACAATTACTGATGTTGTTATAATAAGCACCCGCAACAGCATAAATACCTTTGAGAGCAATAGCAGAACTTCGATATAACGCACTTGAAGCAACGCCATCATCGTAAGTAAATGTTGTATCGCCAACACCTTTAATGTATGCACCGTTAATTTGACAAAATTGAGCGCCTTCAAAGAAGATACCAACGCCGGATTTATCATTCATATCAATTTTTGCGTTATTGATACAAACTTTATTTACTGAATTGTTTGGAATTGTTACAGATGGACTTGTTGATGTTCTAATACAGAATCCATCATCTGTCATTAACAATTCAGCATTTGCATCAAAATCAAGAATGGTATTTGGGTAAACTTTAATACCTGTTACAGCATAAGTACCTGCGTTTACATAAACCGATTGTCCTGTGGTAAAACATGAATCAATAGCTGCTTGAATCGCAGCCGTATCATCCGTCACCCCGTCACCCGCAGCGCCGAAGTCCTTGACGCTGACGGTTTGCTGAAGTTTGGCGGCAACGGTGGTTTGTACTGATCCTGCGAACCCAGGCTCATAGGTGACAGAAGTTGCATCAGTTGAAACAATCGCAACATTAACAAACTTGACAACAGCACCTTCATGCAGACCGGAGACAAAAGTTACCTCAGTTGCGCTACTTTCAATGTAAGCGTTGTTGACAACTTGGTTGACCCCATCAACATATACCGCCAGCGTATTTGTACCTGGGTTGTAGATCATCTCGGTCAGAACGAACAGCGTCTGTCCTGCCGTAGCAGTCTGCACCTCGGTGGCAGCATAGGCAATGGAGCCGCTAGAGTAGCCGTAGATGTTGTCCCAAGTGCCAATCAGGTTGTCAGCAGAATCGTTCAGGACAAACTTATATGGCTCGTTAGTGGTCAGCCAAATCTCTTGCGGAGGACGGCCTGCGGCGTTGAGAATGATGGGGTTGCTGTTGGCGGTCGTGCCAGCAGCAGTGGTGTAGGTGGTTTTAGGAGTGGTTGTGCCAGCCTCGTATGAGTACAACTTGCCCCCCGAAAGCGGGTTGCCGTTGTTGTCAAAGAACTGAGCGCCAGCACCGCCAATAGGTGACAAAGATACAGACATATTAGGCTCCTAAATTTCCCGCAGCTACAAATGTGTCGGCAACTGGTGCTACAACACTAATGATTGCGTATTGCCCTGCGGTACTAAGCAGACTTGAATAAGACAGCAGCGTGGTACTAGCGCCTTGAGCCACTGTCACTTTACCTGTGCCACCTTGAATCACCGCGCAGTTAAACCCAACACCAAGACTTGTGGCTGTTGTGATCGTTACTGCACTTGCATTGGTGCAGTAGATGATCTTGCCGTTATCAGTAGAGGACAAAGTGCGGCTGGTTCCAGATTCAGTCACCAACTGGCCGGTCAGCACTTGGCTGATGGTAGCTTTCTTGGTAGTGCCAGATTGAACAAGCGGCAATGGTTCTGTGCCGTCTAGTGATGTGACGGCGGTTAATGCAGATATGGTTTTGTCAGCCATGTTTTACCCCAGCAAGATTAGGCCGCCATCCTCTTGTACGAGGTTGTCGCCATTTTCACAAAGTAGATTGCCAACGGCCTGCTCAGTACCACGACCGCCAAATAACGAAATAAGGCCCCCTAATCCGATACCGATGGCATTGCGAGCGGCTAGGAAATTCATTGTGAATTTATCGGTTTACAGTAAATAGTACCGCCGGTAGACACCTGAATGGCGCTTACACGCCACACGCCGGACACGGTGGGCTGCACCTTGAACGGGATCGGGGTCATGGCCGGGATCGGGGTGCTGGCAGTTGTTGCCACAGCGCCTTCACCAACTTCGACATAACAAGGCTGGTCAGACCACACCATTACGCCTTCAGGACCAGCGGCCCAGCCGGTCGTATTGCCAGCAGTGCCAGTGTAGGAGGCTGTTTGAGCCGCAAAGTTGGCTTTGGAGAGAGGGTTAAGTAATTCCATATTAAACTCCAAGTTCTGAAAATTTTACACGCTGGGCGTCAAATTGCCCATAGTCATCGCTGCATCCACAGTTCCCATTGCAATATCCTGGATTTGCTCCGGTGTCATACCTGCCTGAGTCGCCTTGATGCGGTTTGTTTCGGCATTGTATTCATCGATAGCAGCCTTGGACTGCGCCTGGAACTCTTTAAGCTGCATGTCACGCATTTCCATGCTCTGCTGGACGCTCTGAAGCATACGGTGCATCTGCTCCATTTCCTGACCCATAGCCTGAATCTGCATTTGAGCCGCTTGCAGCGCAGGGTCTTCATCCTCTTCAGCGTTGAGCAGTTTGGGATCAATAGTACGAGCCAGACGGGCGGCCAGATCGTCGGCGCCCGGCCAATCCATGTTCTTAACGAACAGATCGCCAGCCACTTGCCAAAGCTGCGGGTTGCCTTGCAGCAATTGAGCCATTGATTCAAGGGCTTCCTGACGCTTGGTAGCGTAGCCAGGGCCGGTAATCACTCGCACATCGTATTTGCCGACCGAGGGGTTATAGATGCGATCTATAACCGTGCCTTCTTCGTCCATGATCTTCTTGACTGGTTCCTGCTGCATCGGGTTGATCTTGGCGGTAGACGATTCTCCATCCTCACCAATGATGCGGGCGATGCGCTCAGTATCGTAGATTTTGGGTATTAAATCCACCAATTGACGGCCAACATGCCTGATGGCACGGGCCAAATTGTCAACGTAGTGATATGTGCCAATGTCGCCCTCGCGCTGACGAGCCAAGATCGCTTTGCCTGACCGCTCGTTGCTGGTCATGCCCAGCGAGGCGTTGTACTGCCCCGTGGCGCTCTTAATGTCCTCAGATGCCCCCACCTTGGCCTGTAGAAGGCCGCTGGAGGCCATTGGAGGCTGTGCCCGCTGGGGTAGTGGCAGGGAGCTTCCTGCGCCGTCTGTAACGTCTGGATTGACCTCCAAATACGGCCAGTTGGTCGTGTTGGCGGTCTTCCACTGATGCTCATAACCCTCAAACTGACCGCCGTAGCCGATAAATGGCGCTTTGGGCGCCAGCGCCAGCATCTCGGCCTCTTGACTGGCCCAGTAGTTATACGCGCGCTGGGCGTCTTTGGCGTTTCTTATCAGCCCGCTGACATAAATACGGCCCTCGACCTCGAACTCGTTGCCCACGACACGCACGACAGGGATAAATTTCCCCGCCCAGTCGGACTTTTCAAGGATTTCATAGCCGTTTGTCTTAATCCAGCATACTTTACGCTGCATAGCCATGCGATTACGCAACGGTTTGCCAAACATACCACGCAGCATTTTGTCTTCAGGCGTGCCGTCAAAGGCTGTTTCGTTGCCCGGATACAGGTTTAGCGTCTTTTTTTCGTATTCAACATAAAAATACTCGGCAATCCGCACAGTATTTTCGTTAATCCACTGACTGATTGACTGATCACCCACGCCCAGGCTCATTAGCGTCGTAATCGGCGCGGCTTCTGGGTACATCCGCTCGTATTCTTGCTTAGTCAAGTCTTCAGTGATAAAACACCACTTGGCGTCCGCGCCAGTGGGGTCTTGTATCATCGGGTCCATATAGACGCTGAAGCTGTTGCGAATGCGTCCGATCTTCAAATCTTGGTCAAAGCTATCATCATTGCAGTATTCGGTCAGAATACGCACATAACCTTCACCATAAACCACCTGATTTTCACAGGCGGTGTCGTACGCCACGTCGGCGTCGCTCATATATTCAATATGGCGGATGACGCCGTTATAAATCTCTGCTACCTCTTCGTTAGCCTCTTCATCTGACGGTATTACCTTAATGCCCGGTCGGTTCATCCTCTGCTCATTCGTCACCTGATGGACGTGCTGGGGCAGTTTATTGATTGTCAGTGTGGGACGAGTGGGCAGTCCAGCAGCCGACGTGCGCGTTTGCAGCACTTCCGTAGGCCACTGGAACATATTGTCAGAATCACCGGCGTAAAACTTCAGATCATCGACCTGAGTTTCACGATTCATGGCCGTAGCGCCAATAGCCGTCTGTAGACGCGCCCTGGCTTCGGCTAGGATGTCTTCGTTACTCATCGAACGCTCCGAGTACATGTTTCTCGCGCATTACCAAGAGGTCTTCGCCCTCCCACCGGAAGTCTTGTCCGATGGAATCGCCAAAAAGCACTCTATCGCCTGCTTTTACATCAGTAGCAAGCGGTCCTGCCTTCAAAACCACGCCAGTGCCGGTCTTTTCTTTACGAAGTAGCTCAATTAGAACAGATTTTTCAACATCTGGGCGAACAATTAAGCAATCTTGTAATGCTCTCATTTTTTCTTTTTCTTCTTCTGGGCTTCGCGCTGAACGCTAAGGGCGATGGCCACCGCTTGTTTTTGTGGTTTGCCCGCCTTCATCTCGCGGCGAATGTTCTCAGACACGGCTTTTTTGCTAGCTGACTTGACAAGTGGCATGATTAACTCCCCATCCAACTGGTTGCAACAATTCCAAAACTACCATTACTGCGCGCGTATCGGGCTTCATTGTACTCCCGGTGCGCCACAGGGAACGCGAACGTGATCGCTATGGCGTCCGCCGCGTCTGGCGAGGCTACGCCGCGCGCCTTCATGTCCTTCTTACTTTCCAGACCAATAGCGCCTTTAGAGTCTGGTCGCATCATAGGCGAAATCAGGTCAGTTTTCAAGAACCTGTCGCGTGGCAGGCTGGCGGACTTCAACCATTCCCGCATCTCGCCCCACATCTGGCTGCGCTTGTTCTGATACATAGCCGGTTTGCTCGACTTCCACCCGAAGTTCACACCCTTGACCTGGTACCTCTGCTCCTTTAGCCGGTCCACCACGCCCGCTCCTAACCCGCCCTCGTCGATGAACACCCCCGCTGGCTTAAACTCGTCGATCACCTCGATTACATGCCCGACCACTGTCATAGTGTCGTCGCCCCTGTGCCTGATGATCTTCACAATATCTCTGCCTTGCCTCACCGCTATGACCGTCGAGTCCGACCCGAACCGTGCCGGGTCCACGCCGACTATGATCGGTGCCGACCGGTCCTTATACTGGTCGCGCTCCATAGCGTCCTCAACAATAGACGCCGCGATGAACTGATCGTCGCCCGCGCCAGGAAACTCACCATAAACCTCAACGTGCGCCTGCACCGAGTCCGGCCCATACTCATCTATGATCTGCTGATAGACCTGCTTGTCCGTACCCTCCACCGAGCGCGCGTCCACCACCTTGGTAAGCCAAAAGTCCCGCTTGGAGTGAAACGTCTCGTAGAAGTACCCGCTGTTACGCCGTGGGTTGGAAAACGCCAGCCAGAACCTGTGGGGTGTGTTTTCCGTGAAAAAGCCCGATGACACCGACCAGATCGAGTCGTCTATACCGCTGGACTCGTCAAATATCAACATCACCCCGTCGTGGTTGTGAACACCAGCATAAGCGTCCGGGTTCTCCGCCGACCATAGCCGCCCCTCGATGCCCCAGTAACGGGTGCCTTTGGACAGGTCACGCTCGACCAGCTCCGTCAGCCACTTGGCTGGCATCACCCGCGTTGCGCTGATCTCGAACCAGTGGCTATTGATCAACATCGCCGACCACTTAGTGATCTCCGCCCATGTGATGCTCCGTAGCTGGCTCTCACTGTTAGCACTGACTATAGTCGTCGAGCCTATTCTGGTTGACACCATCCACAGCGTCAGCCACGACACCAGCGCCGACTTACCTATACCGCGTCCGCTTGAGACAGCCAGCCGCAGCGTGTCGAAGTCAACCTTGCCGTTGTTCCTCTTGATGTGCGCCGTCAGGTCTGTCAGCACCTCGCGCTGCCATTTACGCGGCCCCGTGAAGTGTTCCAGCGGCGTGCCCTTCTTACCCCACGGGAATACTAACATTACAAACGCCAGCGGGTTGTCCTTATAACGCGGCTCCCACAGCCGCGTCATCAGTGCCATCTCTTCTTCAGCGGAGTAGATTGTCGTTTGCATTAACGTTTCTTTTTGTTAGGATTTGCTTTGGCGTCCCTTGTTGCCAAGTCCAACAAAATTTGATACTCCGATGCCAAAGTTGAATTTAAGTGCGCTGGCGGGTTGGCAGGGTCGTAATCGTAATACGGGTTGTCATTAGCCATAGCGCCCATAGCCCAAGCAGGCGACTCATCATATGAAGCCCGATAGCCTTCTTTTTTCTCTGTCCATGTAGGGTCTAACTTATACGCCAATTCGTTTGGTGCAAAAGCGGCGCGACCACGTTTATTCCTGTCGTAGCTAAGTTTGGTGTATGCGTCCAAGAACTGTTGTTTAGCCTGTTGGTCCGCAATGTCTTTTTGCGAAGTCTGTTCGACCATTTCTTTTTTTGCCGCGTGCGTTAGTTCATGTGTCAGCGTGGGCACAGCAAAAGTAGACGAAAGATTGGGATTTAAAAAATCTGCGGCCAAGGTAACTCGACCAGTATAAGGAATGTCGCTATTACCGAAGAAGCCTCGCTGTGTAAACAGCCCCATATAACCAGAAGGTAGATATTTAAACGAAACCGGCGGCATTGCGCTGCGCGACATTAAATAATCCGCCAGCGCTGCATACTCTGGTCGTTCAGACGCCAATTGCATTAGGTGTTGAACAGGGTTAGGATGCTCAAGTAGCGTGTTTAATGAGTTGACATTTTTAGGCGCCAAAGCATTTTTGCGGTCAGCCATCTGTGTTCTCCAATCAAGGTGCAACCTAATTATTTACGGTCTGCTTGTGTGGCGCCAGTCGTGGCTTGAGCGTCTCTGATGGTGTGGATGCAATGGGCGTGACGTCGATGACGTTCATCGCCCGCTCTTCAGCTTCCTTCAGCGCACCTAGTATGCTGATCGACTGATTGACCTCGACCTGCACCGCCTGCTTGGCCACCCAGCCGTGGACGTGCTTGAGTATCTCCAGCGCGGCCTTGGTGTCTCCAGCATAAGCAGCTTCGTGCATTATCTTGGACAACGCCTCTTCGCCATCAGCGCGGCCCTTCTCTTCAGCCATCGGCACTAGCGGGTCAAGTTCATGCAGCGCCCGGTACTCTTCAGGCCGCATTCCTGCGGCTAGTGCCAGCGTGTCTCCCTTTAACCCTCGTTTGGCCGCGTCATATATGCGATTAAGCCGTGCCTCAGTGGCCTCGATCTTTCGGATGGTAAGCGGCAGACTTTGGAATGTCATGTTCGCAAGTGTATATAAAAAATAAAAAATAAAATGTTTGCGGCCCCTCCGCTTCCGTTGGCCCAATGCGCCGGACCTGGGGGGGGTGGCTCCGAGAAATATGTTAGCACTCACTAACTTCGAGCTGGGTTAGTAAGTACACACATTTAAGTTAGCGGTCACTCATGTAACCTGGTCAGTTAGTGCTTACTAACTTGTGTGGGTCGTGTGGGTCGTTGTGGTCATGGTTTTTAAAGTCGTGTGGTGTGGGTCGTGTGGGTCATTGTGGTCATGGTTTTTGAAGTCGCGTAGGGGGTTTGGCGCCAGCTACATGCTGCCACGCAGCTAAAAAGTGTGGGTCATGGACGACCCACAAGAAAACCCTTTAAAATCAACAACTTAGCACGAAAAAACGCGTTTGTGGGTCGTCGTGGTCACAATTTAAGTCGCGCTGCGGAGAGTTGCCTACTTTTTAAGCACGGCCTATCCTCTCACTCTGTGTATATTTTTTTTCTTACATCTATAAATCTATGACCACAACAACCCACAAACCCACCAAACCCGCATAGTTACTAGCTCCGCGCGTGGGTCATGCCCCGGCTTTTTCACAACCCACACGCAACCCACCACAACCCACAGACTAGGGAAAACACCTAGAAAATAAACACTTGACAAATGCAAAACAATACCTTACATTGGAATTCCCGAAACGGGGCAAACGAAACCATAGGAGAGAATCAAATGCAATACAGTACAGGCCGCGTATATAACGGAGCCCAGGTGTTAGAGATCACGATAGAGCGCGAAACCCCGGATGAATTCGGCACGCTAGACATTGTCGCGACATTTAACGATGCGTCGCGTGGCATAGCTGGCCGCGTTAGCACTTTGGCATTCGCGCCCGATGATATCGGCCCGGCCGTGCTGATGGCCTATGACGCCGGCCGGTATGAATTGATCTAATGGGAGTAAACAGCATGAAAACACTAGGATACATCGCCTACGACGGCCCCAGCATGATAGACGGCCGGCCGATTGTCGTAATCATCAACAAAATTGACGACGCGAGCGACAATGAGAAAACCGGCGCATTGGTTCAAAGCTTCATTATCCGGGCCGACGTCGCACCGACTGATGCGCTCAAAACGGGCGACGACGTCAGCATCTGCGGCCAATGTCCGCATCGGCCGCTATTGGCCCAGGACAATGGGCAGGCACCATGCTATGTGAATGTTGGCCGCTCGGTGCGCGCAGTGTACGAAGCATACCGACGCGGCCGCTATGAACATGCCACGCCGGACCAATTGCGTGTTATCTTGGCCGGCAAACGTGTCAGACTCGGCACATATGGCGACCCGGCGGCCGCGCCAGTGGCCATGTGGCAAACCATAACGGCCGACGCGGCCGGGCATGTAGGTTATTCGCATCAGTGGCAAGCCACGAATTTTGATCATGCTGCCTGGGCGCCACTGGTAATGGCCAGCGCTGACACGGCCGACGAGGCCGCGCAGGCCAATTTGTACGGTATGCGCGTGTTCAGGGTATCCATCGGCGTTGATAAGCAGGCCGGCGAGACTACATGCCCGGCCAGCGCCGAGGGCGGCCGCCGCACGACATGCGCGAATTGTATGTTATGTGGTGGCACCAGCAAGGCCGCGCGTGACATTGTGATAGCCGACCATGCTGTCGGCCACAAGGCCCGCGTTATCAATATAGGGGTTGCAAAATGAAAATTATCTATTCCAAAATTCTAGGCGGCTGGTTCATTGTGCGCGGTCCGCATATGACGCCTATTGGCGGCCGGTTTGAATCGCGCGCGGCCGCATTAGCCTATTTAAAGCGCTGACGGATGCGGCCACACGGCCGCATTGGCCAGCGTTTTTGCTGGATTTCATAGGGGTTACACAATGAGAGATCTATTCCACGCGGCCATCATCGCTGCGCTGCTTGGCGCGCCATTCGCTATTTATTTCTGGAGGATGGCGCCATGAAACGATATTACGGGGAAACCAAAGCCCAGCGACAAGCCGCATGGCTGGCCAAGTTTGCCGATCTAGTGGCCACGACCGTGCCAGCGCTGGCCGGCCGCATAGACTGGAACACGGCCAAGCACTTTTATTTTAGCGGCCTGACACCGGAAGACGCCGCGCGCCAGTACGTGGAGGCCAGATCATGACAGTCCGCATCATTCGGCGCGAGCCGTTCACGTTAGCGGTCCAATGGAAAAACGGCGACGACTGGACCGACTATTGGACCACTGACGAAATGTCCAACGATTACGCCTACACCGACGCAAAACAAATCGCCCATGAACTTAACCGGAGAATTGAAAATGAAAAAAGAACGCCGCCACTATCCTAAGTTTGTCCCCGGCATGACAACGCGCGATTATGTGCGCCAGTACTTTGTATTGAACGCATGGCGGCAGCAAAAATTCCCCGAGGGCGGTCCATACGGTCCCAACATGGTGGACATTGATGCGCTTTATGTTCTGAGCGACCGCCCGGCGCCTATGGAGGGAACCGAATGCTCATTGCCCTAGCAACTCTTATAGCGGCGATTCTAGCCGTCATTCTTAACTTTTAATCAGTCGCACCAACGGACCCGCCTTGATCGGCGGGTCTTGTACCATGTCGCGTAACTCGGTCCGACTCAGGGTAACCATGTCGGGCGCGCAGAAAATGTGTTTTTTGTTCTGGTGCGTACGCGACTTCAACAGCCCCATATCTATCCAGCCAGCCTCTTTGAAGGCGTGCAATAGCGCGCCCTGAACGATTTTCATGCCAGCGGGCGCCTGGCCCTGTAAACGGTCGCAGAGCGCGTGCCAGGGCGCGCCAGCAACGCCAGACGAGAACTCACCCAGACGGGCGCGCATCAGCTCGACTAGGAACGACTCGGCGCCGGACATGCCAGCCTCGACCATGATAGCCTTGGCCTCTGTCATGGGTGGGGCAGCAGCAGGACCGAACGCGGTCACGTCGCGGGTGTGCAGCCAGGCAGCGGCGGCCTCGAAACCGCCGGACTTGTACCAATTCCATAGGGCATCAGCCTCGGCCTTTTCCATGCGGGGCGCCTCGGACCAGACGACGAACCAGCGGCGATCATCAGAGGGGAGATTGATTGCCGCCCGTTCGTTGGAAAATGCCAGCACAAACACCCGGTTCATGGCCTGATAGGGGTGCAGGCCCTTACGGTTGACCATCAGATATTCAGGCGGGGCGGCGATTATGGGTTTCAGTTGATTCTCGAGGGCGCGGCGGTCCTTGGCCTCGGCTTGGCGCAGCTCTTGGATAACGATGATCTCGGACTCGAGCGAGTAGCCCCATTGGGAGGCGATCTCGTCGTTCTTGATCTGGTACACGTTCGTTTGTGACTGGCCACCGATGGCCCACAGGAAGGGCGCCCAGAGGGTATCTTTGCCTGATCCGGGCTTACCGGCGTGCAAGATGGCGTGATTGATCTTGATATCCGGGTGCTGGACCTTGAAGGCCATGACATTCAGGACATGCTCACGCTCGGCGGCGTCGGGCAGCATACGCTCGACATGCTCAAGCCAGCGCGTGGGGTCGCCACCGGCGACGGTCGGACGGGCGTCGCGCCAGCGGTTACCATAGACCAGACCGTCACGGGCGCAGAGGATGTCTTCGCCAGCAGCGTAAGTGACGCCGACCAGGGAGCGGGCGCCTTTTTTCTGACGTAACTCATCAAACGACACCGACGCCTCGACCTTGGGTTTCTTGCCGTGAATGGAATGGCAGGAGATGTGCCGAAACAGGGCGTTGAAGGTCCGGCGACCGATCTCGCGGCGGTCGGCCAGATCAAAATAGCTGTCGTCGTCTTGAATGTACGCGAACCGCTCGAACCAGCCCTCGCGCTCGACGCGGCCTAGCTCTTTGCGCTCGACTTCTTCGATCACGCGGGCGGCTTCGTTGGGGAACTGCTCAGTAGGGGTCAGTTTGGAGAGGGTTTGGTTCATCACCTGCGCCAGTAATTCATCGCGCAGGCCGGGCTTATGGTTGGGGCCGCCCTGCTCGGCCACCCATTCGAGGAACTCAACGGAGTGGATTTCGGTGCAGTGGCCGTGGTAGCAGCAA